AAATCAACGACTACAACAACAAAATCGGAAACATTGGCCTTGCAACACTCCAGGGATCACTAGGTGGAATGTCAACTGGAATCAGCATTGCCGCAGGGATTAAAGGACTTCAAAGCCAATGAGCCAATTTCAAGCACAGGCAGCACTACTTAGGCAAATGCAGCTAGAGCGCAGTGGCAAGAACCAAGTTCGCAATACAGATACAACCCCGCAAATTGTGCAGCCGTCTATGGCGCAAGCCCCGGCAACAGGAGCGTTAGCACCGCTTGTGATGCCAGTGCCAGATTACCAAAGCGCAAACACGCTTGAACAAGCAATAGCAGCAGTTAATTCATTCGGCAACGTAGTAGCACAAGCAGGAAATCTTGCTAAACAAAGCAAACAAGAAGTAAAACAGCAGTCATATATAGATGCAAATAATCAATTCCGACTCTGGAAAGAACAAAGAATCAGAGATCAAAACTCGTCAGATTACAACGCCAGAATGACACCAATAGGCGCAAACACAACACAATGGATCGACGCAGTAATAGGAAATGAAGACAACATTGAAGACCCAGATGCAGCAGCAAACCTAAGACTAGATAAATTGCAATACGCTTCAAACGAAATAGCACCATTCCACCAAAAATGGAACAATAAAATGGGAAGCGAAATGCTAGGCGGTTATGCAGCAAGAATGCTAAATAATGATCCTTCATTAACAATGGATGAAATGGAAACCAACGCAGCGCAATACGGCATAACAAAAGAAGAACTGGCAACAAAATTAGTAAAAGATACAGCGGAAACAATGGGAGCGCGCGGCGGCAATCCAAAAGATTTAGAATATATACTTGCAAGACTCGATCCAGAATCAAAAAAAGTATATGGCGACCAGGTAGATATGGCATTCAGAAAAGGCAATACAAATACACTTAACAGTATCAATCTAGCCGACACAAGAGCAATGCAAGCGGCTATTGAAGCACCAAACATAGATGAAGCAATCAAAATACTAGGCGAACAAACAAGCAAGCCAGATATAGCCAAAGAAATGTATGCGCTAGATATGTTGAAAAACAATCCTAGGAATATGGAAAACATAATAAACCTAGAACCATATATAAAAACACCATTAGCAAAGCAGCAATACGAAACACTTAGAAATAGTGCTGGAATAGCATACGAGGAAAATGTAGCTGAATGGATTCGACAACAACTAAGATCGGGCGCGGCAACTCCAGAAGAAACAACCTCAATAATTAAAGAACGAGGAAGTAGATGGGTATTTGGAAATAAAGACGCTGATCCACTAAGCCCTGGCAGACAAATACTAGGATCACTAAGCCCCGGAAAAGTAAATCAATTACTGGGAGAAATGGGATCACTTATTAAGTCAAAAGATAACATAGGCGAACTAAATGAACACATTAAAAGTAACTTCACGTCTGAAATGACATCAGGCGCAAAAAAAGGTGCAACAGAACTGCGATTATTAGATGGAAGCCCAACGGCAATTAAGTTCGCATTAGACAATGGAACAGTAATGCAGGGTGCCATAAATAATATCTATACAAACCTATTAGATGACAAAGGCAATGTAAAAGACCCAGAACTATTGCTTCAAATATCGCAACTAAAAATACAATTCGAGGGTACTCAAGACGAACAAACAAGAAGGTTCTGGCGCGAAATTGCAGACATAGCAAATTCACCAACTAAATACAGCGCAGAATCTAAAGAAATTCTAATTAAACAAGCTCAAAAAAATTTCCAACTCAACAAAGCAAATACAACAACAATAGAAGAACAAGACTTTGCAGACGCAAAAAAAGTAATAGAAGGCCAGCAAGGAATAGACAATAAAACTTCAACTGACATCATGTCAAAAGCCTGGGCAAATGGAGAAAGCCATCACGATGGTGGCTCGTTCTGGTGGTCAGCAGATGACACTTACGAATCAATGCGAGAAACAAGAACGCTTACAGGAGATGACGTAAAGCAAATCAATGGAGATTTCGCAAAAATCTATCTAAAGTCAACCGACCAATCAGTTCTTGGGCTTACAAAAGCCTGGAACAAAGCAATGGAAAACGCAAAAACACGCTACCAGCCAATTAAAATAAATGGAAAAGTTGTTGGCCGCGTAGATCAAACCAAAGAACCAATGTGGAATCCAGAAGCAGAAAGCCAACTAATTGAAGATTTTAGCGATGGCAAAATTGCAAACATTTCGTACCAAGGAATTGCAGAAAATAGCCACATATACATAATCACAACAAAAGATTTCCAAAGTCATTACTGGAAAGAAGATACAGAAAGATCAGAAAGAACGCGGAAAGAACAGATACTCAAAAAAGAACAAGAAACAAAAGATAAGTTTCTAAAAAACAAACAAAAAATAATCGATATGGAAGACCGACCAACTTATGGATTATAAATGCCAATTATAAAAGACCCGGAAACACTTAACAACATTGCAGTACAGCAATTCAACAACCAAATGTTTGTGTTGAATCAAAGAAACGGCAATCAAATAGCAAGCGAAGAAGCTAAAGCAGGATTCTGGGCAGACGCATGGGATGCAGGAAGCGACATATTAAATACACGACCTACAAACCAAATAGTGCAAAATGCAGTTGTAGACCCATTAAAAAAATGGTGGAATTGGATTTCAGAAGACGAAAATGATCCAGAAATGCAAAAAAAACTTGATCTTAATTGGCTAGAGCGTCAAAGAAAAACAATGTCACCAGGGTTTAACAATTCACTAGATACGCTAATTGAAAAAGGGCGTGTGTATGAAGGTATGTCGCGTTACGACTTCCAAACCACAATGGATAGCTTCCAAGATATTGAAGCAAGCCAACAACGGCTTTATAAATTACATTCAGATAATCCCTGGAGCGCAGCAACATTAAATTTCCTAAATCAAGGTACTGATCCTTTAATGTACATAGCTGGAGAGTTAATAGCACCCTTTAAGGTTGCGGCGTTAGCAAGAGCAGGATTAGGAGCAACAAGAGCCGAAATTGCAGCGGGTGCATTAGCAACTTCAACCTCAAGCATTCTAACAAGAGCTTCAATCGCAGGAAATGTGGGCTACAGAATTGCAACAGCAGCACCGGAACTAGCGGCGTGGGGAGTAACGCTTAAAAAACTTGACGACTATACAAACTGGGACGTAAATAATGTAAATGGTTTGCGAGATGAACTAAGCGCAGCAGGGAATGGCATAATCTTTGGAACGCTATTACATCTAGGCGGTTATGCAACAGGAATAATGGCCAAGACAGCATACGCAGCAGCAAACGAACGCCTGGCGCCAACCCTAACAGGTTATGTAAGAGCAGCCCTAGCGCGTGTACCAGATAAACTAAGCCCAGATAACATTCCAAGCAAAGGATATGCGACTGTATCCCAAATGGTTGATCCAGTAACAGGAACAATAACAACACCAGGAAGTTCAGACCCAATAGTTGCTAACTCATTCGCACACACAAGTGAAGGCCAAGGAGCAAAAGCAGTATTCACGCACACCGGCCCGGATAACAAAACACTAGGGCAAGCAGTCAGAGAATCGGAAGCAACAATCCGAAACCTTCACCAAGATGCAGATGCAGGAATGTTTCACCCAGACATCATGCTATTAAATTTGCATAACGAAGCCAATCCAGCAGGAATAGCAGAAACCAACAGGCTTATAAAACGATACGAAGATAAGGGATTCAAAATTAAATTCTTGGAACACCCAGACCAAGCAACGCTAAACGAAACATTCCAAGTAAACAAACTATTTACAGTAGCAAATCAACAACTAGGAGCAACGCCAGGTATAGGAACATTGCTCAAAACTCTAGCGCAGTTAAACGGAGTAATGGGTAAGACTCCAGGCTTCAAATGGATGACTGGCCGATCAGGGGTAGCAGCAAACAGCCTAGCAACGCCACTCAAATCACACATGTATTCGCTATTCGCGTCAATGGCAGACATCATGGAAGGCGAAGCTTCAGTATCAGTTCGATCACGCCGAAACGCAGAACTTATTAAAGCCCGGCTAGACAACGACCTCATTGGAGTAGATAGAGAAGCAATTAGAATTGCGCGAGCAAACGGCAAAACTTCAACAACTGATATTGAATCTATCAAAGATCAAGCAATGCAACACTTGCTAGAACGAGAAAGAAACGACAATTTTCAAAAGCAAGGAATGGGAAGTCCAACAAAATTAGTCCATCCAAACGCAGCGGTTGAAGAAGTAGCAAATGTATACGAAAGTTATTTCACGCGGCGGCGAATAGATTTAATGGAAACAAAAAATCTAGACCCAACAAAAAAATACAAGGAAAGTTACGGCCCTCACGAATATAATTCAGAATTAATAGCAGCCGATAGAGCCGGCGCACACGCAGCAGCCAAGCAAACAATGATGGAAAACGACTTGGCGCGACTGGGTCAATGGGGAACAAGAGAAGATGTTCTAGCTGAAACATGGAATAATCATGAGGCAGAACGTGTAGAAATGGCAATGAAATTCACTGCACAAGCGCAAGTAGCGCACCCAGCAAATATGCCAATCAATGCTGGCATGACGGCAGCAGAAGTTATAGACACAATTCGATCATGGAAACCCAAAATGGGTAAGCCTGGTGAATTTGTAATCCAGATGCGAGATGCAACAGACCCATTAAATAACTGGTCAACAAAACTTGAAGACCTTTACGGAACAGTGCTAGATCGAAAACTAGAAAGATCAGCCGAAAATTGGGTAACAGACACAATCGAAGGCAAAACAACTAAACCAGCAAAAGACGGAACTGATGAAGATATTAAAACTCCAGGATATCTTTCAAAGCGAGAATGGAATCATGTAAGCCCAGAAATGCAAAAATATATGAGTACCAACGCTAGGTACTTGCTTACAAAATACGGAACACAAATTCACGGCAGAATTGGAATAGATAAAGCAATTCAATCTGGAGAGTTGGGTGATTTGTGGTTCAAAAATACAGATGGAAAACATAAAAAAGTTACAAACGCGGTTGAACTTGGCCAGCACTACGAGCAAATAAGCAAAACAATCCAAAGCCTTCAAAGCAAAATCAATAACAAACTGACACCAAAAGAAGAACGCATAATTGCCGGTCAAATAATTGGACAACAAGTAGAAACTTTGCAGTTTGGACTTAAATCATTGCTAGGTCAAACGCTGTATAAAAATACAACCAACGATCCCGGACAATTCGCTTGGTGGTCACGCCAACTCATGCGATCACAAGTAATAGCCAAAGGCGGCTGGATGGGTATAACAAATACCCTTGACTTCGCAGCAAATGCCGTCGAAGGTATGCGTCCAGGACAATTCAAAGCAATGGGTGAAGCATTAAAGTTTGAGTTAGGTCTTCAACGCGGCAACATGGGCGGCGAAAGAGCATTCCTAGAAAGCATAAATATGATTGCTCAAACTCTAAATACAAATTCTATCAATGCAATGCAACACACAAACAGAGGATTTGGAGAAGGCTTTGTAAAAAACCTTAGTGAAAGAATTGATTACGGAATGGAAATGGCAACAAACAAATATGCCAGCGCAATTCTATTAAACGGCGTAAATAACTCATCACGACGAATAGCAGCAGTCATTTCATATCAATCGGCAATAAATGATGCACGAATGATTCTTAAAGCACAAGAATCGGGCGCAAAAACACAAGCAGAAATTAATACATATCTATTCGACAATGGCTACAACAAGTTTCAAATTGGACGAATGTATCGCCGCGGAATCAGCCTAGACAACGCTAAGACATTCCTAAAGAATGTTCATATGCACGGCCAAGACTCACAAGGAACACAAATTGGACGAGTAAGTGGAAGATTCACAAGCTTCAAAGACTTTGTAAATTCAAAAGAACCAGTTTGGTTTGATTTCAACAAAGCAACCAAAGGTGACGCAGCAAAACTAGAAGCAATTATCGAAGGTATCACAGGAGAAGCTAAATACTATCTCAACGTAACCCCCGGAGTCTTAGATCGGTTCAGAGGCGAAGATGAGCGGCCAATGATCCGAATGCTAAACCAATTCACAGGCTTCTTAGCATCATACGGAACGCAACGACTTCGACCAATGTCGCAAATGTCAAATGGACTGCTAACAAGTCATATTGCAACACAAGCACTTGCGGGATGGATAAATAATTCTGTTTCTGCCCATGTTTCTGGGCGACAACAATTTAGTGAATCGCTAGATGAGCTTATTAACACACCGGGTAAAGCACTCGCAAAAGGATTACTAGGTAGTGGACTCTTAGGCTCACTCACGCGACCCTGGGCAGCGTTGGGAAACATATACCCACAACTACGAGTAAATACTCAAGGCGCAGTATTTCAACCACAGCGAAACAAATCACAAAACACAACAGACCCAACAAAAGATAGAGCAGAATTCATATCTGGAGTTGCAAACTCACTTGGCCCAACAGCAAATTCGGTCTGGGATTTAGGAACAGTAATAAAAGACGCTACAGAAGGCACAATGCCATCCTGGGACGACACAAAAATCCAAGGAAATCTACCATTCCAAAATGTATGGGCATTGCGATTATTACAAAGTCAATCAGGATATAAAATTCCATACGGAAATGACTGGGCGCGTATGCAACAGCCCAAGAACAGGAAAAAACTTGCACAATAATGAAGGCGAAATTCTTCACAGGCTTCTATCAGAAAGAATGCTGGAAGTATTGCGCGATGGCCGAGAAACAACAGCACCAGACGGCTCTACAAAAATGGTCAAAGCAACAGCGGCAGATTTTAACGCCATTCGCAACTTTCTGAAGGACAACGGAATCAACGCGGTAAAGACAGTTGATTCACCACTCAACGATCTAGTCAGCGAAATGAGTATGCGCGGACTTAAATTCAGACCAAAGCAGGATATTAAGGAAGCAATCTAACAGGGGGACTAAATGACGCGAATAGCAGCGATAAGTTGCACACATTCTCCGTTTACCCCACCGCCGACACACAAATGGATACTAGAAACACTCACCAAAACCAAAGGAATCACGCATTTTGTTCACTTGGGTGACATATTCGAGGCGGCAGCTGCATCAGTTCACCCAAACGAATCGGATCACACGCTCCTAGACGAGTACAGACACGCCGCAGCGTTCCTATCATCCATTCGCAAGGCACTCCCAACTAAAACTCACAATGGCATCATCATGGGCAACCACGATGACAACCTAATATCGCAAGACCCGCGCCGAATACCCAGGGCGTTGCGCGACGTTACGGACTTTCTGCACACAGAGCCGTTTGCCAGCGAATCTAAGAAGTGGCATTGGACTCCCTACCGAAAAGACAAATTAGGTTGCGTTGAAATTGGCCCAGTAGTGCTAACACATGGCTTTGATACAGCGCAGAACTCGGACGAACTTGAAGCACTACAATTCTTTAACTTCACAGGTGGAGATGCTCACAGATTATTCGTGCGCGGTCACACACATCGACCAATTCCACCAACACAATGTCGGCGCACAAAGAATGTTCCACTACCATTCTGGTATTCCAATGTTGGTACTTGTGGCCCGACACAACCAAAATGGATGAGTAGACGCGACACCTCGCAATGGGGTGCAGCAATAATAATCATCGACTTAATCCGCGATCCTTCACACCGAAAACGCGGAAGGCAATGGGAAGCACAACTTTTAACAATGGAGAATGATGATGCAAGAAAATAAGTCAAAAGAAATTCAAGATCGAAAAAAAGTTATAAACCTGGGACAAAGAGGCCGAGCAACATCGGATAAAAGAAAGCAGTCAATAGTTAATACAAAAATTATTGGAAGCCTTTATCAAACAAATGGCGGTGGCAGCGGCGGCGGTGGTGGCCCGTTAGATAATTTTGAACGAAAGTTCTAAATGAATGACAAAACGCAGGAGTATCTTCAGAAACTAGCAACCGACTTCCCATTCTTTCTAGAACAACTCTGGATCGAAATTGGGATGCCGTCAATTCCACGCCATCACATCGAAATAGCCAAATACCTACAAACTGGTGAAAGGCGACGCGGAGTGCTGGCGTGGCGTGGAGCGGCAAAGACATGGATAACGATTGCATATTGCCTCTGGCGGTTGTTTACTAACGCAAGCACAGAGCGCATTACCTATGTATCCAAGTCAGAGCGATCAGCAAAGGAATCGTTATACCTCGGTAGAAAGTGGCTAGGACAAGCGCGGTTCCTACAGCACCTCGTTCCAGATCGAGCAACTGGAGCGCGAGATTCAGCACTGATGTTTGACGTTGCAGGAACAGAGCCAGATAGAACGCCATCATTCTGCTGCTACGGCATCACCGGTCAAATCACAGGCTCGCGCTCAACTTGCGTAATCGCTGACGATATTGAAACTTCAGAGAACACGCTTACAATGGATATGCGCCGCCGCTTAAAAGATCAGGTGGCAGAGTTCGAGAATATCTTGATCCCTGGCGGGGACATTGTGTACTTGGGAACGCCCCATCACGAGGAAACGGTATACGAGTCACTTATGATCGGTGGCTACGCCATGAAAGCATGGCCAGTAAGTCACCCAGGAACAGAAGGCGTTTCTTGCCCACTCGGAGATATGTACGCTGACATGGAAGAAGGCGACCTCGCATGGCCAGACCGATTCAATCGAGAAGAAATGGTTGCGCGTGAAGCGGCAGAGGGGCGATCAAAGTATTCAATGCAGTACCTACTGCGCTGGAAACTTGGAGAAGACACCAAGACTCCACTACGGCTATCAGATGTAATAGTCTTTGCTATGCAACCCACCCAAGCACCGGCTTCAATAGCATGGGGAAAGACCAATTCCGCGGGTCAAACTACCCGCTGCGAAGACATAATTTCACTAGGCTTTGTAGACGACTGTTATCACGCTCCTATCATGTTTGACAAAGAATGGCAACCCTACACAGGAATCAGAATGTGGGTCGATCCATCGGGCAAGGGAACGGACGAAACAGCCGTTGCTATCGTCGCCCACCTTAACGGATACCTATGGGTACTCCATGTCGATGGAATGGCAGGGGGCTACAGCTCCCAAGTCATCGAAACCATTGCTTCACTAGCCAAAGAACACCATGTAGACACCATGTATGTCGAAGACAACTTCGGGCAGGGCATGATGATGGAACTGCTCCAGCCGGCGGTAAACCGTATCGCAAACGATACCGACAACGCAGGGGAAGAAATATGGGGATGCAGCATTGAAACCGTGCGCGTATCA